AGAGTCATGCAAGAGAAGATTGGTGTTTCTGTACCCACAATTAGTCAAGTGTCTAGAATTATTAACCTTATTTAATAAACAATCTATCAAGTCTCGGTTTTTCCTTATTCATGAAAACTGTGAGTTGCATAACTTCACCTTCCAAAGTCGCTAGTCCATGTGTGGACTTTTGATACTTTGCTATTTGGTCAACCCTAACAAGATCCACCGGTGACATCTTTGTCTTTGGTGTCTTACTGTGATAGACTGTGAGAACTGCAGCATCTCTTTTCGTCTCTCTAGGTAGTTGGTCTCCTTCGTAGCACACTACAACATGTGCACCTGGGCAACCGGCTACATGCATCCACCAGTGTTTAGGGTCACTCGTCATTGTCAGTTGGTCATTTTCTTTTGCACTCTGACCAACTTGGATTTTGATACCGTCGTATGACGTGTATTCAAGCATATTTTTTTGTCGTTTTAATTCCTTATCTTGTTTTTAACCTCAAGATATGATAAAAGGGAAATTATTGGGTTTATCATCTTTTTTTTCCTCATCGGGATTTATTATAAATGTTGTTATTATATATTTAGAGGGTCCATTTAAAATGGTATTTCCTTTATGTAAATGTAAATGAGTCACAGGAAATATTATAACTTTACCACGTTCAGGTTGTACTTTTCTACCAGAATTGAACTCAGTTGAACCACCATTTTCTTCATCTATATCATTTAAATATGTGATTACTGCAAGCCATTGTTCTGGGTCAGAATTATCAGAATGCCAGTCAAAATAACCACCTTTATCAGTTCTTTGTATTTGTGGGATCGAGTAATAACCTGAGTTCAAATACCATATACCACACGACCTGTTAATACCACTCATATGTTTTGTGTATTCCACATGAACTTTTCTTACCCCTTCATAAAACGTTGTGACCAAATCACGTCGCTGCAGTAATACGTCTGTTGTATTTTTCAGTTCAGTACACACCTCCTCAACTCCGGTGATTGAATTAAATATCAACCCTGGTTTTTGATGATGACTTATTTTATGATAATCTATAAACAATTGACACTCTTCAGCGGTAAAAACGTTTCTCATCTCAAATATAGATCTATCGTATACATCAATTATATCGCGGCTCATACTTTATTTTTTATTCAATCCTTTAATTATATGCACGTAGTATTACAACCAAGTCCTTCGATTACACATAAATATAGGGTCACCTTACCAAATAAACGAAGTATTGATTTTGGTGAGAAGGGTTTTCAGCACTACCCAGACCATGGTAATCCAAGACTTATGCGCGCACAACTTCTTAGGAAAGGTGCTATCATTCCTAAGGAGCTGCGAATAGAGACGAACCCGTATGAGATACAGAAAGAAATGTTGAAAATCAGAGAAAGTTCTAAAGAAGATTGGGAAGATTTCTTCCGGGCCGAATATTGGGAGAGGTGGATACTATGGTCTTACCCGAATGTAAACAAAGCAAAATTATCTATGGTCATGAGTCATGGTATACTTTTTATGCCTAGACCAGAGGACTTATGGTACTGTAAAGATGACTTTACTGACCTGTAGATCCAAAACCCCCGTCACCCCTGAGTGTCTCATCGAGTAGACCAATTTCCTTGATCATAGGTGTATCACACCTTTCCAAAATAAGTTGAGCGATACGATCACCCTTCTTGATTTCAAAGTCTTCCGTACCATGATTGAATAGGACGACCTTGACTTCACCGGTATAATCGGGATCAATAACACCCGCACCAACATTGATGCAGTGCTTCACAGCTAGACCAGAACGAGGGGCTACCCGACCATATAAACCATCGGGTATGGAGAGAGCAATACCAGTCCCGACTAAAGCTCTCCCCGCTTGACACGGTACAGTCGCATCTTCGGAGCTATATAAATCATATCCCACAGCACCATCAGAACCACGAGTAGGCAGACGAGCATCGAATGAAAGCTTTTTGACTCCGAGAGGCATCTATCCATCTTTCGGATGTTCTCCTTAAGTAATTTGTTATTTAAAGTGTATCGTTATTAATAATAAAATGTCAATCGAACATATTGAGATAAATCAAGGAACTATAGCACAACTCTTCAAATTACCAAAAGATATGATTGACTATCTATGGGAACGTATTGATGTAGCAAAAAAAAAGAAGATAAACGTAAAGAAAAATCTAGTCGGTTACATATCTCATTCATACAATCTCGAGGATCCACAAAATTTAATTATTAAATACTTCATGGATATATTATTTAATGAGAAGGATAATCCGAAGATGTTTAATTTTATTAAGGAAGAACTTGAATCGATGCATAAAAAAACATCAAATTACAAAAAGAATCAAGTACTAATGAAACCATACTTATCCGGATTGTGGGTGAACTTTCAAAAAAAAGGTGAGTTTCAACCTACACATGACCATACTGGTATGTTCTCTTTTGTAATATGGATGGATATTCCTTATGATTGGAAAGACGAGGCTAAATTACCTTTTGCAAAAATGAGAGCGGCTGGTCCGCCGAGTGTGGGTAACTTTGCCTTTGTGTTTTCTAAGGGTAATTGTAGAAATGTATCCGGTTATACTATATCAATGTCACCTGAAATGAATGGATATTGTTGTTTTTTTCCTAGTGATTTATGTCATCAGGTTTATCCATTTTATACAAGTGATAAAGAAAGAATTAGTATTAGTGGTAATATCAAGTTTAAGGAAAACGCCGTCGACGCTCCTTTTATTGTATCCAATACATAATCATTTACTTCGCATATTTTTTCTTTTCGTCGTCTGTGAGGGCTCTCCACATCTCACCCAACCTCTTACCAATGTCGGTGAAACTGAGATCTGGGTTCTCTTTCACAACCTCGGGTCGTATCTTCTTCACAAAGTTCATGTATGCATTAGGTTTACGCTTGGGTTTGTCCCCGCCACCTCTGAGCCTGAGAACTAGGTGTAGAGTAGACTCTTTTTGAATATTGTAATCAGCTAGGGTGCGTCCATCCTCAAGCTGCTTTCCAGCGAAGATGAGTCGCTGCTGGTCGGGAGGGATACCTTCCTTATCTTGAATCTTAGCCTTGATGTTATCGATAGTGTCAGAGGATTCAACCTCAAGAGTTATAGTTTTTCCAGTAAGTGTTTTCACGAAAATTTGCATACTATTAGTATATTAGATTTAAATCTTAAAGTATGATAAGATGTATAACAATAGTAACGAAATGCTTCGAGGTTACTTTATGCGACAGAGTGAAGGTGGCTACGCTCCCAAAAATTTCAAGTACAACCAGAAAAATAACAATAATCTATTAAAAAATTTCAATGGACCAGTCACAATTCCAAAAACTAAATCTCCTTCAAAGCGGGGTTCCTCTTCGAAAAAGTGAGTGCACAAATACCACAACTGAAAATATTTATGAAATATTGACATCCAAGAACGTGTAATTTCGTATACATACTCTCACGTGCATATAGTACCCATAGTAACAACGTCATACAGGTCTCATAACCAGCTCGAATGATTACATTAGATGCATGATACATCTGGTCTATTGTTGGGTACAAATAACTATCTCTAGGGGTAAGTCTTCGAATGGTTAATAAAGATGTATCAATTTCAACTAGACCTGCGAAACTAAGTATAAAAGCCTCTTCGGGGTGCATAAGAGGTCTAAGAAGAGCTAGAAGACATACTAAATGATGAAGTATGATTAAATTTCTAAAAGTGTGTATAACTTTCGGCTGAAGAATTATCCACATGAGATCATACGACATGTACGTAGTGAGAGCATGTGTTAGAAACATGGGGTACACTTTATAGCTAAAAAATACATCAGCCACACATAATGCTGAGAACGGTGCGAGAAACAGTAATGACGCCACATCATGAATAACGACAGCACGACGGTCCTTATTCATTTTGTGATTAGACAATATTCTTTTTATATCATTTAGACGAAATTATAAATGGATATTTCCGCTCCTCCACTTCTCGTCGAGACATGCACAGTTTTCTTATAGGTTCTATAAATAATCCATTTGTTGCGATATATTTAACCCCTTTTTCGAGAGTTTTACCACGATGAAAATAAGTCCATGTACAAGGAAAAAATATAATTTTTCCTGCTTTTGGCTGTATAGTTTTTCCACAACTAAATTCGGTAGTTCCACCCGAATCCTTTTTAACATCATTCAAATAAATTATATAAGTAAAATATTTCCAATGAGGAGGGTAGCTTTGATCATGATGCCAATGGTAGTACTCACCAGGTTTGTTTTTTTGAATTTGTGGAGGGTGTATATGACTATTCATTAATAGTTGAGACATATTTTCCTTTACTTCACCATCAACATCCATTTTTAATAGAAATTTTTTGTATTTTTCCATAGCTTTTCGTATCATATCATGAAAATACTTTTCTTCATCTACCCATTCAGGTTCGTCATAAATTCTTAAATCTGTACTTTGTTTTAGGTCACTTGTGAGACCATTATCAGTCACTCCTTTAAATTTCAAATCACTTTTTTCAAACTTATCTATAACACGATTACAAAAATCAACTGGGAGTACATCATCACATTCATATATGAATTCCATTCATATTATATGTGTATAATCCTTAAGTATTT